GCTCTTTGGTCGCACCGGCCTTGACAGCATTATCGACAGCTTCGCCACTACCGGCCAGCGTCCAGATGGCGCCGCCAATGGCAGGTCCCACTCCGGGTATCATTGAAATCGGAATGCCTGCGATCATCGAACCTGCGCCGGAACCGATATCGCGGGTCCATGAGTTCTCGAAGCCGGGCGCTGGTTTCAGCGCCTCCTTGCCGTACTCGTCAATGGCATGACCGGCTTTGTAGAGACTGCGCTCGGGGACCGGGAGACTCTCGGCGCCCGCTTGCGCTGGCGTGGCCATGCCGGTGACGCCGCCCATCGGATCGGTCGCAGGCATCTCGATCGAGGCGGGAACGCCCCTCTCGTAGACGCCAGCCGCACCCTTGAGCGCCCCGCCGAACAGGCCCTTGGCGCCTTCGGCAATACCCTTGCCGAACTCGACCGGGTAACTTGAAGGCGGCGGCGGCACAGCGGGCGTAGCCTGTGCGCTGAAATCGAGGTCTTTCTGGTCTTGCTTGGGGGTGGGGGCCGCTGCTGCCGTGACGGGAACAGCTTCCGCGCTAAAATCCAACTCTTCCGCAGGCGTCGGAGCGATCGGAGCCCTTGGGGCGGCGGGAGGTTTCTGGCCCAGCTTGCGCGCAAGCCGAGTATTGAGCATGCGTGGGTCGAGCGTTGAGGGCAACGGCTCGGTTTCTTGGTCCCGGATAAGCCCTTCCGTCGCCGTTCTCGGATCGAAGTCGTTGGAGCCGATCAGCGCGTCATCAAAGGCCACGTCAGTCCTCGTCGTCAGCCTGTGAACCGGCCGGAGCCGTGACAGGAGTAGGCGGGATGGGAGGCAACGGCGGTGTCTGCTGTGTAGCCGGTGCCGCCTGTTGTTGTGCCGGAGCTGGCTGATTCCCGCCAGTGGCGGCGGGGTCCGCACCCTTCTTTATCAACACCTGTCCGTCCTTCGGGTTGATAAAATACGAGCCGGACGCGAGCTTGTCGAACTTCTCTTGGGTCAAGCCATCCTTCGGCACAGGGTTGTCAGCCGACATGCCGGGCTGCTTGCCGATCTTTCCGATCTTTCCGGGATCGAGCCCGAGCGCCTTAGCATGGCCCTCGACAGTCGCATCATAGGCTTCCTTGTGCGCCTTGATGGCAGCCTTGGCCTGCGCAGAGTCGGCACCGAACTGGGTAGAAGCCTGATCGGCCGCCGTTTTCAGGGCTTTCAGTCGCCCGTCCTGAGCGGCCGCACCCTGCGCCCGCAGGTAAAGCTGCTGATCCGAGTTGACGACGCTTTCCTTGCCGCCTGTCATGGCCTGCTTGGCCTGTGCAAGCGCAAGCTGGGTGCGCGCAATGTTGAGGTCGCGTGTGCTCTGGCCATTGGCGGCTGTGTTCTCGGCGGTGCCGGCGGCGAGCTTACGTTGCAGGTACCGGTCCTGTTCGTCAGTAGTCTCCTTGGCGGCCTTGTTGCCACCCTCCAGCGCGCCACCGGCGCCGGAGAACAGCGCCTGACCTTTGCCCTTGCCCTTGCTGTTTCCAGCCGCATTCAACCCACCAGCGAGACTGCCGAACATTTCCTTCTCTTTGTTCGGATCGAGTCCGAGTGCGCGTCCGATGATGCTCTTGGCCTGCGGTCCGGAATCCGGCGGCGGCGGCATCATGCGGCTGGCTGCCGAGAGGTCGGTCGGCGGGACCGGCGGCTGAGACGGAGCCAGCGGCGGGGAGGCGCTGCGTGCGACCGGCGGGACAGGCATCCCCGGAGGAAGCCCGGGGCCATTGCCAGCGCCGGAGCCAGCCATTGGATCGCCGCCTTGCGGGAACGGCGGCTGCGGAGACAGGCCGCCGTTGTTGCCAGAGCCCATGCCGTTCATTGGATCACCACCGGGCGGCATCGGCGGGGTGCCAATTCGTGGATCGGTGCCTTGATCGCCCATCGGGTTGCCGACCGGCGGTACTGGTGGGCGCGGTGGAGCGAGAACGGAACCTTGCATTTGCGGCGCTCCGACGCCGGACATGTCGCCCATTGGGTTCATCGGCGGCATTCCGGAATCGCCGGCCGAACCGCCACCGCCGATGATATCACTTAGCCAGTCGAGAGCGCCCATTTACGTTTTCCTTAGATCGAGAGAGACATGAGGCGCGAGCGCTCGGTGGCCTTGCCGTAGTCAACCATCATCGTGCCGTGCGGATCGTCAAGCGTGAGCACGGCGTCCGGGCGACGGCGCTTGACGTCCTGCGCCATCAAGCCGATTTCCTTGCGGCGCGCGGGATCGTCCTTGTAGCGATAGCTGAACACCGGAGTTCCATCGAGCAGGGCGCCAACAACGTCGATATCCTCCTTCATGCGAATGTCGGAAAACTTCGCAGCGGCACCGAGCCCGGCACCAAGGAGAGCGAACCCGGAATTGTCTGGCGACGTGTCCGTTTCGGTCTTGGTCGGCTGGAGCGCGTTGGCGCCGGCCGCCGTGGTCTGATTGACGAGGCCCGCCGTCTGGAACGGATACTGCTGGGCCATGAGCCACTGATTGTACTGCGCGGTGAGATTGGCCTGCGTCTTTGCAGTCTGCTGCGCGCCAGCGGTGTTCTGGGCGCCCGCAACTCCCAACTGCTGGTTCTGGAGACCTTGAAGGGCGCTGGCACCACCGAGCGAACGGTTGAGCGCGGTCTCGGCATAGCCAGCGTTGGCATTGTCGGCCGACAGTTTGTTCGAGACGTCCTGCGCGCCCGCGCCGATTGCCGTATTGAACGCCGAGTTGTAGGCGTTCCCGATCAGGCCCTCGCGGGCGATGTTATCATTGAAGTTGTTGTTCGATTGCTCGATGCCGGTGCGTGCATCGCCGAATGCTCCGGAGCCGGTTGCCTGCGCGTCGGTAGCGGCACGGGTCTTGGCGAAATTGACGTCCTGCTGGTGAAGCTGCGGAGCCAGCGCCTGCATGACATACTTGTTCATGTAGGGCGACATTTGCGAGTAGATCGCATTCGCCTGTACGTTCTGGGCGGGCGCATCGGCGTAGGAGCCGATCAGGTTGTCCGCCCGTGGCGCGGTGCCGTTGTTCGCAATGTTGTTGGTCATGTCGAACGACGACTGCTGCTGTGGAGCAAAGCCCGCTACCTGCTGACCGGTGTAGCCCTGAAACCCCTTATCTCGCACGCCTTGCGCGAATTGCAGGTTAGATGTGGCGGCGCTTGCCACTGCGGGGTTCGCTGTAGAAGTGGACGTTTTGGTCGAGGTCGTATCACCAAAACACATGGTCAGTCGCTCCTTTCGAGCGCGTCTTTCGCGTTATAGGCGCGAGGGAATCGCAGGTGCATGCGCTTTGCGGCGCGCAGCTTGCCGTTGTGGATGAACTCAAGATCAGCAGCCTTGGCGATGTTGATCGCCTCGTCCATCAAGGCTTCATTGACCGGACCATGCCAGAACTGCGGCAGCACAAAATGCCACCGATCAGTCAAGAAATCCGCGTCGCCATACCACCACGTCGGCTTGATGATGCCCATGGTGCCGACCAGCTTGCCGTCCAAGATCGCCATGATAGCGGCCTCGTGCTTGGTGACGCGAATCACCTCGACCAAGCTCTTTTCGATGTTTGGCTCGCATCGCATTGCCGGCCTCGCCACGATCAGGAGGAACCGGTGCATGGCGATCACGTCATCTTCGGTCTCCGCATAGCGGATGATCGGCGTGACGTCAGGTTGTTTTGGTGGCTCCGCCGGACTGGAGGTCGGCGATGAGGGTGGCAAGGACTGCGGCGATATTCGCCGCCGTTGGCGTCGTGACATTGAGGTTCCTCGTTGCGGTGTAGGTACCCGTGATGGTGTAAGCTCCGCCGATATCGACGATATCGGCCTCTTGGCTGGCTCGGAAAATCTCGTTGAAGATGGATTGAATATCCATCGGAACGTCGGGCATCTGCGGCTGAAACATTTTCCTCATGATCGGTCTCCTATGGAGCGAATGAACGCCACGGGTTGCCCGAGCCGGACGTAGCTGCCCGCCGAACTGGCGCCCATCGTCAGACCGATGTAGCGCCCGGCAATGCGAGCATCCACCGTTCCGCTGTCCAAGGCCGTGGCTATCTCGGTTTCAGTTTCGAGAAACGACGAGTCGTTGAGGCGGTCCCACGACGTCATGATGACCGAGACGTCTCCCACCTGCTGGAAGAAATCCATCACCAGATATTCGATCAGATAGTTGTCCCGTCCGCCCTTCGAGAGCCCGTAAGGCGAAAGCGTCATCGAGTAGGGAAGGACGGCACCATCGGCATCGTTGGTATTCTCGTGCTGATAAATGAACCCGGAGACGTCGCCGAAGAACGGGCGGGTGTCGCCTTGAGTGAAGTGAGAACCTCCGGCACGTCCCCAGTAAAGCGGTGCCCAGCACTGCTGGGCGATCGAGTAGATCAATCCCAGCGTCGGCGTGCTCTGGCCCTTGATCGTATAGAAGAACCAGATTTCGTTGTAGCGCGGATTGTAGACCGCGTTGCACTGATAGCCGAGGTTGATGTCCACCTGATCGAACACGTACTTTCGGATATCCTCGACGTTCGCCATCGGCTGCACGGAGCCGTTGTAGGTCCAGAAATTATCCTGCCCCATCCAATAACCGATGCCGCCTACGGTGATCGCGGCATTCGGCGAGATCAGGCCGCAATCCTTCGCGATCATGCTGGAGCTATAGACATAGGTCGCGCCGGTGTACTGGAACCGGTAGAGCGCGGCATCCGTCCACACCAGCGATACGAAGTCCGATAGCACGCGCCCGGCAACAAGCTTGGTACCTTCGGTCAGTGTGCGGATATTAGCGGTGTTGCCGGTCGCTGGCGTCCAGACGTCGATGGTTCCTTGAGAGGGCCATTTCACCTGCATGCCGTCGCACAGCGCGAACACGAATCGCTCCGGCGTAACGAGCATGGCGCGGACATTGGTCGGTAGCCCAGCATCACCCGAGACGATGGTTGCCCTTGGCCACGGCTGGACCTGCGTCGGATCAAACTGATAGATGGTTCCGCCGTTGTAGGACGCCAATAACAGGGTGCCGAAGTGATCGAGCGACCAGATGCGCGGCTCGATTTGCACCGTAGAGGAGGATCGTGCGGTGCCCCACGTTCCCAAACCCCAGCCGCCGACACCCCAGCCGTAACCATACGCGCCGAGTTCGACGCCGACCGGGATTTCGTACTTGAAGGTAACCGCGGCTCCACCACCACCGGCCACCGTCGATGTGGCGTTCGAGGTAAACAGATAGGTGTAGTTGTCGGCGTCGATTACGGTGCTGACGGACACCGGACCGATGTTCGGCGTGATGCCGCCGATTGCCGCGGAACCTGCGATATAGATGATATCGCCGGGGCTGACGCCGTGAGCAACATGGTGAACAGTCACGATGTTGGAGGTATTCGTCACGCTCAACGGATTGTTGGCGAGCGTCCCTGTCGCCCGGTAGGGCGTGATATCGTTCTGCGCTAAATTCTGATCGTAGACATAGAGCTTGCGGAAGGTTCCGATGCCCATGAAGGCATTGAATTTGGTGTCTCGCCACGCATGAAGGGTTCGCGGAGAGCCATCGGTAGCGGCGGTATATGCCTTGATCCAGCCGCCGATCTTCTGCGGCAACCGCTTGACGAACCGCATATTGATGACGTCTGACCACCGGCCCTCAAGGACACGCTGGCTATCCGTCTTGACGACGCCCGGAGGGGGCGTGATCGGAACCTCTTGGAGTGCCGCCATTAATAAAGGATCGAGACGTAAGCCACGGCGGCCTCTGGCCTCGCTTCAGTGCCACCGGACGCCACTGTTGCCAGCGTGCCGAGACCGGGAACGCCGGTTACCGTATGAGTGTGCGCGCCAGCAGAAGCGGTCAGGTTGTCGTTGGCCACGCCGTTGACCGAGCCAATCGTCATTCCGGTCGTGTTTGAGTTGACTGCTGCACCACCTGTAGCCGCGCCGCTATTGCTACCGAATGCTAGGCCACTCGTAACAACAGCAGCGTTTGTGCTATGGATATGCCCCGGGTCTTTCAGGAACACACTATGCTGATGTGCGCCTTGGCTGTCAGTAACGAGCGATCCGGCGGTCAGCGCACCGCTGAACGTGTGGGTGTGCGACAGGTTCTGGTTGGCCTGATAGGTACCGACCGTGAGCGAGCCCGAGGAGGAGCGCAGAAAGCGCCCGGTATCTTGCAGGTTCGGCAAGGTGAAGTGCGTACCATCCACCGAACCCCATGTGGTTCCGATTCGCGCAAACAAATCCGGATAATCCGTACGGAGCTTCGAGGCACCGTTGCAGTCGAGGCCGCCGGCCTGCAACGTGGCCGATCCTGAATACCGGAATGTACCGACCGCATCTGCATCTTCGCGCTTCATGCCGCCAGCGGCGTCGCAGACCACAAGGCGGACGCAGCCCTGCGGAATCTGCACCACGCTCCCGGCCGCGCCGTTCCGGATAAATAGCTGGAAGGCGCCCGACGTTGAATTGTCGATCAGCCACGTCTTTTGGACGTTCGGCATCTGCACCGTAAGGTTGCTCGCCAAGGCACCGGTGAATTTATGTACATAGTCGATCGCGCCGGAAGGCCCAGCCGGAGGTGGCGAGGCGGAAAGATCGAGCGTTCCGCCAGTATCGGTGTGGGTAACGATCCCGGCCACCGCCCGCTCGATTATCGCACCGAACGAGGCGTTGAAGATGTCGCCCCAGCTATTGTTGTCGTTGCCGGTGCCCGGGACGATCAGGCCAAGCCGGGTGGTGTAAGTGTCGGCTACCATTAGGGTGAATCCGTTCCAAAGGTGGCACCACGATAGGTCATGTCGTCAACGGCTGCGGTGTTCTGGATCAGCGCCGACATGTTGGAGAGAGATTTCTTCAACTCCTCATCGTCCTTCATGTACTCCGCAGCGGCGGCCATGCAGGCCACGCGCAGGAGCTTCGGGTAACGATTGGTCAGGAAGTTGGTCGGGTTGCTTGCCGACAGGAGCAGCGGCTGCCGGTAATAGAGCAGCTTGCAGGTGGATTGCGTGTCGAACGCGACGTCAAACTTGACCTTCTCGTCCCAAACGCTCCACCAGCGTGCGGAGCCGGCGGTGAGATTGTTGCCGGTATAGGTGACGCCAACGCCGCCGCCGGAGCCGGATGCGCTTGCCTGCGTGTCGCCGGTGTCGATGATGTAGTTATTGGCGTCGGTGACGGTCACCACCGGGAAGGATCCGGTCAGGGTAATCCCGTTCACTACCGGAGCATTCGGATAGGTGGCGGTCGAGTCCTGATTGAAGCCGTGTGCGGTCTTGTTGACCGACACCAGCGATGAGCCGACCGCAGTGGTGAATGGATCGGTGCCGAACGTCCCTGAGATCGAGCTATCGTAGACGCGCTTTTTGACGATGGCGGTCTCGATGCCGTGGTCATACTCGGTGTTGTTCGTGACGTCGTAAATCTTGCCGATCGGATCAAGGAAGCGCAGCGGCAGCGGCTGTCCGGCTTGTCCGATGGCTACGCCGAATGTCCACTCGGTCCGCATTTCCCGCACCCGCAGCGTTTCGTACAGCAGGTACTGGGCTTCATCCACAACCGTTGGAAGATCGATTTTTCCATAGCCTACCCAGTTCAGGATAGAGCCGGCGGTCCCCTTGGGGGCCACCAGCGAAGTGTAGGACATTGCCATGATGGCGATCAGTCAGATTCGAGGAGCTTGCGGTGCTTTTTGGAGACAGCACCGATGGAGAGCACGTGGTTCTCGATCAGAAGTTCGAGAGCGTCCCGCTTGCCCGTGATGCGTCTGGAGAACCGGCGTGCAATGGCATCGGAAACCTGCTGCCAAGGAACTTCCTGCTCACCTCGCGCCCATGCTTCGAGGTTGACGGGTTCCGGATCGTTGTCGGTACCCTCGCCCTCGTCGCCGTCTAAGCGATCGTCCTCATCGCGATCCTCGTCGTCGGGGTCGTCGGCGTCGTTCCCCGGGGCCGCCGCGCGCGCCTTTGCGGCCTTTTCCAGCAGACGGGCCACCCTCGCTTGCAGCTTGGGGTCAGCCTCAATGTCCGGATGATCGGCAATGAGGATGCCAGCGGCGTTGAAGGGCAGTCCGTTCTGATAGAAATGGACGTTGACATGCACGTCGGCCGGGAGACGGTCGCCATGAACCGTCGCATGATCTCGCGAACGGTCCATGCGAACGACGAGTGGCTTTGCCGCTTTGGCAGGAGCCGTGGTGGTCTGTTGCGGCTGCTCCACGGTTAAATCTCCTTCTCGGGGTTGGCGCCGTCGCGCGGGTACTGATCCACAACGGCGCTGGCGCCGCTCAGAGAGTGCCCGAGGAACGAGTCGCCACCGGCGAACTTGTTCGCTCCAGCCATGGTGCCGGGAAGATCGACGCCATGAATATTGTCCTGCGGATAGGCGCTCAAGAGCGTACCGCCGGGGATGCTTTTCCGGACCATGCCGGGAGATTTTCCGGGCGTGCCGCCCATCTTGTTGGTGGCGAACACGCTGTCCGACTTGGAACTGCTCGTCATGATGTTTAGTCCTCGCTCATGCGGGGGCCTTCGTACTGAGGTACGGGGCGCCCTACGATTGTGCGCTGGCCGGTGTACCGGCTCGCGCGGGAAAGCACGGTGTAGCCATCGCGGCCAGCATCGCCGCAGTCTGCGATTTTCGCATTCTCTGGCAATGGATTGACCTCGGTGAGCTTCACCGGCTCGTTGCGTGGGGCATACCCAAACGGTGAGTAGATGCCGCCAAAAGGTAGAACTGACATTGGGCTTTGCCCTCCGTCGCAGTGGTTTCAACTCAGGGGCCGGTATTACCCGGCCCCTGCACGATCTTGTCTGGCCCGATCAGAACCAATCGATATCGACGTTGATATCGGCGGTGCCCGCCGGGGCGCCGCCAACACCGGCAACACCGGTGATGAAGAACCCCGTGTCGGCCGGGATGAAGGTGAACGTGGTCGCGGTGCCCGGGATGGAGGCGGTACCGCTGGCGTTGTTGCCTTCGAGGAAGATGTGGCCGGCGTAATCGCTCAACTGCTGCGGCCGGTCACCTGCACGCAGGGG